TTATTACTTATTTAGTTTATTTAAAACTGAATCCATTATTGTGCGTGGTCTTTTAGACGCAAATTTTATAGACTCAACTTTGTTTTCGTTTTCAGGATTAAAAGAAATTGGTTTAACTTCTTCAGATAGTTCTACTTCAGTTTCTTTAACCTCGTTTGACTTGCTTAATTCAGCTTTAAGCATTTCGTTTTCTTTTTTCAATGCTTCAATTTCCGAAAAGAAACTTTCTTTAATTGTGCTTTCAACTACTTTTTTAGGGTTGCTTTTAGCTGTTTCCATTTCTTGTTCTTTTTTCGCTTCCTCTTCGATAGGCTCTTCAACTTCAGGTGCTTCTTCTTCTTCAACCTTTTCTTTAATTTCGGAAATAATTCCTTCTTCAACAACGATCAACATACGCCCGTCTTCCATTTCGTATTCTCCTACCGGAACGGGTATTTTTTGTTCGTCTTCCGTTACTACGAAAATTTCGTTACCAGCTTCAAACATATCAGCTTCTAAAACTGTTACGCCATCCATTAGTTTCATTTGTTCAAGTTTTACTTCCATTCCAAGTAAAGTTTTGATTTGATTGATTAGGCTATTTTTCATTTTTATTTTATTTTAAAGCTTGTATAATTTTAGTAATATTTGAAGCGCCTTTATATAAAGCATCTAATTCTTTTTTTGCCGCTACGTAAGTTTTGTTTTGAGTAGCTTGCAAGCCTAATTCTTTAGTTATTTTTTCATAATCAATTAAAGAACCATCTAAATCAGATATTAATTTAACCGCTTCTTTTTCTAACGTAATTAATTCTTTTTTTAATGCATCAATTTTTGAAGGCGCACCACCTAATAAATTATTTGCAAGTGAAGTAGCTTTACCGTATAATGCATTTAAATCTTGTGCGGTTGCAAGTTCAACTTCATGTGCAGTCAATTGTGTTTCCTCTTTAAACAACTTTCCGTAAACTGTTTTTAGTGTATTCATAACTTATTAACTTTTAAAATTTTTACTTGTTCCTTTTTTAGCCGTTTTGCCGTACTATCGTGCGTACTCCGTTGTTATCTGTTACCGTTACATTTTGCGGCGTTACGCTGGCTGTTTTGCCTATCCCTTGAGCTTCTAAACTACCGTCGCAACAATCTTTATGGTATTTTCCGTCTTTACATAGGCATCCACGTTTACCACCACGGGGGCTTACTTTACTTGCTGTTCTCATTTATTTATTATCTATTTGTTCTAACTTTCTTTGCGCCCACTCAATACCAGCGTCACCACCCCAACTTAACCACATTAAACGACCGCAGCCGTCCCCTAATTCCTTTTGTGAATTTTCTTTGTGACGTGCAAATGAAGCCATACGTGAAATTGTTTCCCTACTTATATTCTCACCGTTTGCAAGTTGGTTGGCTCGTGCTTTTCCTACGGGCGTACCGCAGTCACCCCATCCATTTTCTTCAGCGTAGCGTAATGCTATCTTCGCGTTTTCGCTTGCTTCTTTAGGATAGTCGTTATACGTTTCTAATTTAGTATCAAGTATTTCTTTTAGGAATGCTATTATTTCGTCTTCTTCGTTTTGTTGTAAACTCATTTCGTATTTGTCTACAAAGTGTCCCTCAATACTAAATCCTTTTACTTCGCCGTCTTTTACCTTTTGCCAAACATCATCGTTGTTTACTTTCATTGAAATCATCCATGTTCCTTTAGGTAAATTAAATTTGTATAATCGGCTTTTGTCCGTCTTTTCGTCTTCAATTATCCAGCTTTCAACTACACTCATTCCGTCAAGCATTTTGCGTTCATGTTCGTAGGTAGCGTTGTTTTGATTTGAGCGCATTAAAAACAATTCGCTTGCTTTGCGTACCGTGTCTTCACTGAAGTAAATGTAATATTCTTTGTCTTTATTTCTGCGGTAAATTTGTTTATTAGGCACTAAAGCCGCACCCATTAAAATACGTTTTTCAGCGTCAACCTCTTTTAGTTCAACTTCGTGCTTTTTTAACGCTATAAAATTTTCTTCGATCGCTGGACTTTCAACAACTGAAACGGCATTAATACCAGCTTCTAATTTTGTGTCGTCTATTAGTAGTTCTATTATTTCAACTTTTGCCATAACTATTAAACTTATAAAGTTGCGTTTTGTACTCTATTCCTATCCAAAGCTTGTGCGCTTGTTACTTCGCCACTAACTACGTATGCTTGTGTCGGCGTTTGTTGTAATTGCGCTAATTGATTTATACCGCTTGAACCTATTGTATTGAAATTGGCAGTCATAGGAGCAGCAGTTGGTACGTTAGTATCATTACCCCCACCGCCTGAATTTGCACCACCTCCAAATTTAGAATTTGAAATTTTAATTATGTTTGCAGCTCCAACCGTTGCAGCAATACCAGCTTCGACAAATTGCATACCCGTTGCTAACTTAATTGGGTTACCACCAGCAGTTAACGCACCCGTTACCGCCATTGCAGTGTTTGTAATTGCAGCGGCTAAATTAAAAGCCTTTTGTACTTGAAATTGTTTACGTGCGTCCTTTTCGTTTTTAGTATTGAACGAACCAGCTAAATTACCTAAAGCGCTAAAAGTATCTCCAGCCAGTTGAAGCGTTTTTTGCCTTAATTCGTTCCGTCTTTCTATTTCTTCTTTATCTATTTGTTTTTTCTTTTCGGCTTCAGCTTCACGTATTGCAATACGTTTTCCAGCCGCTTCCATTTCAGCGTCGAATTCAATTTGTCTTTGTTCAATTTCTTTTTTGTTTTTTTCCTCCCAGGTTAATAATTTTTCACTGTTATATTTTATATCTAAATTTCGTAAGTCTTTTTTTAAATTTGCATCTATTAATTTTTCAGCATCAGCAAGTTGTTGTTTATCTACAATTTTATCTTTAGAATTTTTTAATAAATCTTCTTTTTCCCGTTTGGCTCTTTCTGTTGCCAGTGCAACCTCTTTATCGTATCCATCAGCCATTAAAGATATTCGCCTGTCTGTATTTTCACGCTCTAAATCAAGTTTTTCTTTTGCGTTAGTATTCGCGTCGTTTCTTGAATTATTAGCACCTTGTTGTTCTATATTTCTTATTGCTAAAACATAACCAGCTCTTTGGTCTTTTAATTCAATCAATTTGTTTTCAGCTTCTTTAATTGCAGCGTCTCCTTCCGTATTTATTGCGTCAGGATTAAAAAACATATTAGCAAAATCATTTTCTTGTTTTGAAAATGCTAACGTTAAATTAAAATTTTCTCCCATTGCTTTTCCAACCGCGTCAACTGTTTCAAGTAAAAATTTTAACGGTTTATTAAGAAAATTAATAATACCCATTAAAATATCTTTATTTGCCTTTGCTGCTTCGTATTGTGCTTTTTTAGTTGCTTTTTGATTTGCTAAATTTGTTTCTGCAATTGCTATTGTAGCGTCTAATTCTTTTATTTTCATTTCAAGAATTTGTTTTTCAGTTTTTCCCTGAAGTCTTAAAATATTATCTTGTTTATTTAAACTGTCTACTTTTTCTTGTGCGACTTTTAAATTGGCTTCGGTTTTTTTATTCAATTTAGTTTGTTCTTCAGAAACACCACTAACGGCTTCTTTTATATCGTCCCAATAAGCATATAAAGTTCCAACCGCAACTAATAATAAACCAATACCAGTTGCTGCAATTGCGCCTTTAATACCTTTAAAAGCATTTACCGCGACAACACCTAATTGTTTAAATGAATCCCTTGCTTCTCCTAATCCTTGCAACCCTTGAGATAAAGCCATCGCACTTTGTACTTTAAGCATAGTTTTTTGCACGGCTTCACCTTCAACCCCAACTAATCCTAACGCACCCTCAAAAGCTTGGAATCCGTCTAAAACACCGCCAAAAGACTTTGTTAATGAATTAAATTTAGCATCTGGATTAAATGAGTCTACTAAATCTTTTGAGAATCCTATTTGGTCTTTTAATTCAGCGGCGGCCCGTGCCGCTTTTACGGCTTCCGCACTTGTTTCACCATAGGCAGCGCTTACTCTTTGAAGTTCTTGTACGGCTTCTTTATATTGCGCTTTTAGACTTTTGCTATTGTCTTGTATCTCTAATTCAATCGTTCTTTTTTCAGCCATTGTTTACGCTTTTCTTGTTTATAAATCTTTTTAATATTTCCCGTTAGTTCGTGTTTCCCTTTTGCCACGTCCACTATTTCACTCACTCCGAAGAAATCATCAGCTTTTAATAGTTCTAAAATTAATTGTATCATTGTTGTAATATTGTAATTTGGTTTGCCACTTGTTGCCCGTTGCCTAAAGTGTACGTTACAGTCAATGTAATAACTTGAACGCTTGAATTTTCCGTTATTAAGTTTTGAAATTCTTCAGTAATTAAGCTATCCGAATTTTCGGCTAAAATGTTTGAAGGCGTGTTCGTGTTTTCAGGAATACAAACTACTATTGTTTGACTACTTGTAATTGTACTTGGGGTAATTGTAACGCCACCAAAAGTTGTTGTAATAGTAGCACTTACCGCACCGTTAACAAACGTAATAGGAACGTTTATACATTGAGCATCAAAACTTGGTACGTAGGGTTTACCGCTTGTTAAAGGTCGAAAATCTAAATACAAACTAAAGTCAACTTGACCTGTAGTAAGGTTGCTTTTCATTTCGTTTATTATATAGCGTTTATCTCTTATAATAACACGATCATTTAATTGAAGGTTCGTAAGTAAAGAAACGGGTAAATTCGTCTTTACGTGAACCAGCCTATTTTTAAGATTAAATAAGCTAAATAAATATGCGCTATAATATTCAGCAAATAAACCTTGTTGAATTGTTTCTAAATGAATAACGGAATTATCAGCGCCGAAGTTTAAACTGTATTTCGTGTTTTGATAGGTAAGGTCTTGACCGAATAAAGCAAATGAATCAATATTTAAATGCGTAGAACCAGTATAGAATTTAATAGGATGCGAACTTAAATCGTTACTTTCACCGTACAAATAAAGTAATATAGGCTTCGGGGTATATGCGTTTAAACTTTCGTTTAGCGTATAACCAAATATTGCATAGTCACCTGAAGAATGTATTGAGCGTGAAAATAATAAATTCTCAAAGGGGGATTCTATAATATACTCGTCGCCATCGTAGCTATATTGATATTCAACATCCCCGTATTGTTGGCTGTTTGCTTTGAAGTAATTCTTATTTACAAACGATTCGCTTTGTTGATATTTGAAAGCTATTTTTTTATATAGCTTAATTCGTTCAATATCAATAGAATCTACATCGGTGTATTGTGTAATATCTACAATAGCGCCTTGACCGTACCAATCTTCCAACGGTAGTATTTCAAAAGTGTTTACGTCAGTAGCTACGCAAGTACAATTAAACTCTTTTAACACGCCCGAAAAGAAGTCGCTAACTTTCATATCAGGCAAAGTAGAATTTACGCTTACGTTACCACTTACAACAACTTGGTCTACGCTTGCCGATTGTGCAAAATTAACCAAGGTCGAACCAATTACAAACTTGTATTCGTAAAACAAAACTAAATCAAGGGTCATTGAAGCAGTAGTACGAATTTTAAAAGTTATATTTGTGTCGCATCCTACCGTATCTTGAATAGTACAAACAGTGAAAAAACCTACGCTGTCACGGGTCAAAGTTTGAAATAAATTACCGTCTTGATATACGTCTAAATAAACCGTTCCTAAAGCACTTTTCGTGCTTATATACATATTATAGGTATGCGTTGCGAAAACCAGTCCAGCAGTATCTTCGTTTACTATATCTATTGAATCAGTAGTTACGTTTATTCCACCCGTTATACTTAAGTTACCTATCGTTGAAGTAATGGCGTTTATTGTTACGTTTTGCGCTTCACTTATCCAGCCGTATTCGTTCGTGTTTTTGGCGTATAAATATACTTCAGTAAATCGCGGGTCACTTAAAAACGTTCCAGTAAAAGTAACGCCGTAATCATTTTCAATAGCTTCAAATAACTTACTAATTTTTACCGCTGGAAATAATTCATCGTAGCGTATTGCTTTCGAATTAGTAGTTACGTCTTCAGTTCCTTGCCTATATTCCCAAACTCGGTTACTTGCAATTAACGGATAGCGAACGTCGTAATCTGTTGTTAAGTCAGTTATACGGTCGTAAACATCATTCGCAGTAAACGAAAATTCCAAGCTGCTTAAATCTAATAAGTTTAATTTATCTTCGCCAAACAAATCTTTTAACGTTCGTATTTCACCATAAAAAGTAAGCTGGTAATTTTCAGGTAAGCCGTTTTTTACATTCGCCTTTTCAATCTGAATTTTACCACGTCTGAAAGTGGTTAAATCAATTTCAATTAATGCGCTCCTTCTTATATTGTGGTCAAATAACGTAGTAAGGTCTAACGGGTCGCCAATATCACTTTGGTAAAAGTGTTTAAAAATTTGATTGTTAACGGTTGAAGCTGGTACGGTAAAGCTTTGCGAAAAATCAGTAAATACTTTTGAAATATCGTTAATATTTTGAACGCTCGAAGTAACATTAATTTGTTCATCTTCAAATAGTTCAATCTTAAGTCCTTCAATATAAACTTGTACTTGCCTCATATTACGTTGTTTATTGCATTAAAGGCAAAGTCAAACTCCAAAGAATAGTTAATCATTTTTTGGTTTATATTCTTGAATAGCTCCGTTGACTTCGTGTTAATCTTTACCTGTAAACTGTTTATTAATATTCTTTCGCTTGTCATTAGCTGTTCAAGTAAATCGTTGTAGCTTTCAGTTACCCAGTCCGTGTTTACTTTAATGCTTCTTTTCGCAGTTGTATTAAATACTTTGCGTTGACCTTCTAAAGTATTGTAGTTAGGAAACGTGCTTTGCATTAAATTGTATTCCGTGTTTTCAACGCTGAATGTATCGTTAGACGCTGCGAAAAACCACGTCCTTTGCCAACACCCATATTTGTTTACAAAGTCGCACAAAACGGCTGTGTAGCGGCATAGCTCGAAAGGTTTAAAATTGGATTCCCAAACAGTTACGTCAGTACCTAAAATATTAATTATTATTTCTAATTTATTCCCGCCAGCATAATAATTTTCATAAACGGTAGGAACGTCTAAAATAGAATTGTTTGTTAAGTTTTGTGTGAATGTAGCAGCCGTTGCCAAGTTAGTATATTTTGCTTTGTAGCTTGTCGCAGTTTTAACCATTATATGACCAGCCCTTCTACTTGAATTTGTACTTGGGTTTTTGCCATCGTAGTAATAAAAAAACGTTCCTTCGTCGTGT